ATTTCTTAAAGCTCTTCTTAACGGAAGAAGCCTCCCACTCCTGGAACTGCTCCGATGTCATCTGGAAAAGCTTTTGTCCCTGCTGATCCATCGTACTCCCTGGATGACAGCCTTTTTGAAGTTCAAGAAGTCCTCTTTGATCAGACCTTCTTCCCTTCCAGAAAGAGGATTCACGAACCAGTAAGTTTCGAGTAGTTTAAAATACCAGCACTCCATCAGGCGGTAGAGATCCCGCGCTTCGTTCCAGAAGGTAAGGCTGTCAATCCCTGTGTTGGTATCTTTCAGCTCAGAAACGTCATGCCCTGCTGGAACCCTCCTAGCAAGCTCTTCCTCTGAAACCCACTTCTCCAGAAAGAGAAATCTATGATCTCCGTCAGTCGTCAGGTTCATCGTGACAGCATTTGGGTCAAGATAGAACTGATCTCCCCGCCAGCGCTTGCTCTTAATAGCATACTTAAAAGGATTACTGTCATCAAGCCAGAACCAGTGAAGGCTGCGTCCTGACTTGCAAGCGTGTTCGAAGCACTTGTTTCTCTTCCTGGTGATCTCTAGCTTCTTCTGATAATGGAAGAGAACCCCGTTCATCACTTCTGTCAAAGCCTCATCCTCCGCCCCGACAGGAACAGCGACTGAAGTCGTGGGGGCCTGTGCTGCCATCCCCACAAGCATATCCACTTTTGGCTTAGTCTCATTAAAGACTGGATAAGGCCTGTTCTGCGTTTCGAGAAGTTCTATAACTTCCTTCGTGTCCTGCGTTCCAGCATAGAACTCGTAGCTCTCTATCGCCTTCTTCCGGTAGTCAGACTCCGGAGTGCTGGCTTCGCAATCTCGCAGCCACTGCAAGATCTTCTCATGTTCCTTATCAGTCGTAGATTCTACCATTCTATACTCCAGTCCAAGAGTGTTTCTTGATGGAAGCTAGCAAGCCTGTTCCAGGAAGATTTCTTCTTTTCTTTCTGTCCTTGTCCTTCTTGACCTTTCCCCACACGTGCTGGGAGAAGAGGTAGAAATATTCTGTGATAGCAAGAGCATCTGCAATATTCGGAGAGGCAACGCCGCGTTTCTTAGCGTCCTCTTTTGATTCCACTTTAATAGCACTCCCCTTAAATCCGTAGCGGAGGGAGGCTAGTTCATTTGCAAGCTCCTGACCCAGGTTCAGGGTCATACCTTTGAGAGTGACTTCAACATCAGGGAAGCTATAACGGGTGTGCATACAGTTATCTCGCATAATTCCCCAGAGTTCGTCTCGGAGTCTGAAGTACTTAGTAGGCTCGTTCGAAGCCCAGGTGGTGTTGACAGGTTGGACGATTCTTCGGCCCAGGCCTCTAGCGTCCTGATGATGCCAGTCGATAACACCACCACCAACACCTATCTCATCTATCCCCACACCGTCAGCTTCGTTGTCCGTGAAGGGAATGATGATTCTCTGTGCCAGCTCAATAGTATTCATCCCGTTGTAGGTGATCCAAGGGTCTACCCGCATTCCCTGCCTTGGTAAAATTACCGAGTCATCGTCCCCATAACGAGCCACGTCCACGCCCAAATAAGTAGGCCACTCAGGATCAACTTCCACGATATTTCCAACACACTGTTGCGACCAAGACAGAGGAATATAAGTATTATCATCATCAAGAGGGGGATTTCCTTCAACACGAATTCTCCAGACATTTGTTCCCTCTCCATACTTGTTCCGGAAGTAGTCGATCATTTCTGAGGAGACATTCTCGCTCTTTCTGCTGTCCCAGTGTAACTTGGTCCAACTTTTGCTAAGCTTCGGATCAAAGTGTGTTTCGTGGAAATATCCTGTGTTCTTAGTCGGGTTACCGATTAGGAGACTTCTGTTATCTTCCTGCGTCATAGCTCCTTCGAGTGGAACATAGACTGGATCAACCACACCAGAAGCCTCGTCAACAACAATAAGAAGATGCTCAGCGTGAAGGCCAGCAAGTGTCTCTGCTTGCTCCTCCTTTGAAGCCTTTGCACTAGGGGAAATTGCACGGCACCACCATTCTTTCGGAGCGTCCTTGTGAAAGATCTTGTCCTTCTGAACCATAAACTCGTCCTGGAAGATAGACATCCGAAACCACTTGTGAAGCTCGGACCAGAGAACGTCAGAGAGTTGATGCGCTGTTGGCGCGGTGCAGGCTACCTTCGGATAGGGTCTCGTGGTCATAAACCACCAGATAGCCCAGGAAGCAAAAGCGTCCTTTCCAGTTCCGTGCCCCGAGCGAATGGAGATTCTCTTGCTTTCCCCCAGGACCTTCAGGCCCTCAAGCTGCTGCTTCGAAGGACCGTTCTTTGGTACTTTCGACCAGTCAAAGGCCTCCATCACGAACAGCAAGGGACTGTCATGCCAGGCTTTTAGTTTATCTAGGATGCTCTTATTCAAGACTTTTCTTCCTTTTAGCTGCCTTCGCCTTCTTTTCTTTCAAGTCTTCTTCAAGAGCCTTCCTGATCATCTCGTCCTTAAGTTTCTTTGGCATGACAGTACCTTTTCATTTTGTGAAGAACAGTGGTTTGTCGTTACTTCTTCGCTACAGCATCTCGAAGGAAGATACCGAGCAGGGCATTGACGCCAACTGTGATAGCCGTCCCAGCGTCCATCTCGCCGGAGAGAACACCACCAACGCTACCAAGCAGAGCTGCAATACCAGTCCAGAAAGTCTTCGTCTTCACCAGAGCATTCAAATCCATTTCTTTTCTCCTTTTCTTAAATCTGAAAATGTACATAGTCTCTGAAGTTAACCCAGTCTCCACCCCATACTAGTAAAACTCCATTTGCTAGCGCAAGTGCCTTCATCACAAGTGCAAGCCTTTCAAATCTCTCGATGTTATACCAGTCAATCGGATAAGGTGCAAGATCCACTGCCGATGATGGCCACTTGTTATGTTTACTCTTCCCACCACGAAGCTTCGAAGCACCACTTTCAAACAACCTGTCTTGTTCATCATTCGATCTGTACCCTTGTATAACAGTAAAGTCAAGAAGTACTACTGCTTGATTACACAGCTTTATAAGCTCCGGGCAGCAGGTCTTCAACTTTTCCTGTGACTGTATACTGAAAGTTGGCATATTATGGCCTCCGTTCAATTAACCTGTCAAGCTTCTTGTCTATCCTGTCAAGTGTCTTGTCCTTCAAGTCCTGGTCAGCCGTGTAGCGTTCGAGTAGAACATACTCTTTTGGCAAGTCGCACTTAAGTTGATAGATTTGATTCATAGACCACGCTCCTGAAATAGACAACACTGTCAGGAGAATCCCAACCAGCCATTGAAGAAACTTAATCTGCATGTCGCTCAGTTTATCCAGGCCCATTTGGTCCCTTCTTGGGTGCGTAATCCAGTTCATTCCGGCCCCTACGGCAGCAGGGGCTTGGAGCGCATGGTGTGGGAGGCCGGTGTGCCGCTTACAGCCTCTGCGTATGTCGTGGCTACAACAATATCGTCGATGGCATACCACTGTTCTCCGGTATCGGAAAAAAAGTTATAGTCGTTGCCACCAACCACCACACAATTCCACGGTGCCGAGCTGCCACCATCATCTATCCAGGGCATAGTAGTGTTTGAGTATTCAAGCACTCCGTTAACGTAAAAATGATATTCACCATCCGCCGCACCTACGCCGGAGTTCATTTTTACACCAAGCACCCAATGTTGCCACTCACCGGAGGCCGTGAAATTAGAACCAGTGCCGGACCCGTTCGCGTCATCAACCCAAAATACTTCGGCCCGCACATGGTACGGTGTGCCAGCATCAGGTAAATACGCATTTGCTGACCGAAAGATGGCCTGCATCGTGACATTACTATCGTCCTCCTGGTATAAATGCATACCGGCGATAGGACGCATATTGCCGCCCTCGAAGTAGGAGATGGGCGAGCCACCATGATAATGAGTAAACCTTATGATTTTGGCGTAGTTTTCAGAATTTGCCTTCCAAACCCACCCAGGCTGAAACTTTATCCAGAACCCGACCCAAACCTCAGATTGCTCGCTGAATGTTTTTATCAACTGCTCATCAGAGCACCAATCGCCACCAAAGCGCCCTTCTTGCCAGAAGATAGCCGACTTGCCGGATGCACCACGATATTGGGAGTTGTTGATTGTGAGAGTATTGCCCGGCGCTGCCGGGGCAGACAGCATCGACCCCGCTATATAGTACCCTGTCCATCCATCCGGTATGGACGCCTCGCCCTGGTATGCGAGAATAGCAGTTGGGTTTATTGGCTGCGTCGGGGTAAAATCGGCAAGATCATCAAAAGTCTCCGTGAAG